AGGCTTATTTGAGAAATACTATATCTCTGGAAACTCTAACTATCATAGAAAAGGTTATGCCTTTTGTAGAAACTTTTGATAGTAAATTATCTGCAGATTTAGTATGGCCGGATGTTTCTAGACTTATTAAAAAGTATAAACCATTTTTAAAAATTGACAAAGAAAAGTACAATGGAATATTCGAATCAAGATGTGGAACTGGATATTAATACCAGAAAAATTAAAGAACTTGAAAAAGAACTATATGTCACAAGAGAATTATTAACCAATTGTATAGATTCACTAAAAGAAACTCAAAGATTTATTATGAAACTCGCATATAATCAATCTGAGATTACTAAAAGGGTTTCATCTTGGCCCTATATTGTGGTGTCGTCATCAAAAGACGATGATGAAGAAGTTTAATAGTAGGAGAGTAAAATTTAACTATGTCAGTTAAGAAAAAGAACTTTGATCTCGACAGAGAGAAAAAAATTAAAAACGTTCGGCAAAAAAATGTGCTAGACAAGCACAGAAAATTAATATATAATATTGCATCATCCAAGAACATTGTTTCTGAAGATGATGACGAATTAGATTATGTGTATGCAACTGATACAAAAATCAAACGTCGTTAATACATCGTTTATACAACGCTTATACAAGGAGTACTATTATGGCATTTCAGTCATTATCTGATTTAAGAAAATCTCGTGGCGGTTTCGACAAACTAATGAAGGAAGTCGAAAAGATTGCAAGCCCACAAGGAGAATCAAGAGCTGACGATCGCTTCTGGCAACCAGAGGTAGACAAGGCAGGTAACGGTTACGCTGTTATTCGATTCTTAGCCCCACCTAAAGGAGAAGAACTACCCTGGGTTCGTATTTGGAATCATGGTTTCCAAGGACCTACAGGAAAGTGGTATATTGAAAATTCTCTTACTACACTAAATAAAACAGATCCCGTTTCAGAATATAATACTGAATTGTGGAACTCTGGGTCTGAAGCGAATAAGGAAATTGCTCGTAAGCAAAAGCGTAAGCTAACTTATATCGCAAATATTATGATTGTCAAGGATCCTGCTCATCCAGAGAACGAAGGTAAAGTATTTCTTTACAAGTTCGGTAAGAAGATCTGGGATAAGATTAAAGATCTAGCAGATCCACAATTTGAAGACGAGAAGCCAATCAATGTATTTGACTTCTGGGAAGGGGCAAACTTCAAATTGAAGATTCGTAATGTAGAAGGCTATCGTAATTACGATAAGTCTGAATTTGAATCGCCTAGTGCTTTATCTGAAGATGATTCTGCAATTGAGGAAATTTGGGGTAAGCAATACTCGTTACTTCAGTTCCTCGATGAAAAGAATTTTAAATCCTATGACGAATTGAAGAAGAAATTCGATATGGTTATGGGACTTGCAGGTGGCACTATTTCTACTAAGAAAGCTGAAGATACTTACTTAGATGAGGAATTCGAATCTGCTCCAAAGGTACAAGCAACTGCTGCGCCTAAGCAGGTTGAAAAGGCACCTAAGAAGGAAGTAGACTTTGACGACGATGATGAGTCTTTGTCCTACTTCGCTAAATTAGCTGAAGATTAAAAAAAAGCCCGCTTCGGCGGGCTTTTTATTTCATTCTAATTTAGTAATTCCGTCTTAAAGTTATTTTCTTCAGCCTCATTCTGTATTTTATCTTTTAGAGACTGATTAATTAATTTAGATATGGATTCAATATCTATATATCGAACCATATCTTCGCACAAAATCTTTAAAATTCTCATTTGTATTTTCAGATGTCGACGAATTTGGAGTTACTGTTGTTGAATTTTTTCCAGAATCGCCTTGGCCTAAAATGTTATTGGTAACATTGTTAACTGTGCCACTAAATTTTTCTTTTGTATAATCAATAAGTTCTTCACTTAGCTTAGTTGTATCTTCTATAGTCTTTGCTAGGGCTGTACCTAGTCCGGGAGCAAGATTAATTTTCTGATCTTGTATTGTTATTTCGCCTAATTGATCTAAAAACGGCACTATCTTTTTCTCGATATCTTCCTTAGAAAGAAAATCTAGATTGTCTGAAAATTTTTCTAATGCTTCATTTGCTTCTTTTAGTAATTTATTGAATGCGCCTTGATTCTGCAATTCATCATATTCTTGTCGCAGTTTTGCTTCTTCATTTTTCTGTGCTATAATATCTTTTTCTCTTTGTTCGGCTTCATCTAGTTTCGCCATTTGTCCTTCGGTGAGTTTCTGCCCATTTATCATTCCACCTTGAGATTTAACCCATCTTGCATATTGCCCTTCGGTCCATTTCGTTCCGTCACCCAACGGGCTATCTAGATAACGTATATCTCCCATTGTACCTCTAACATCATAGGTTTCACCTGGAGCTAAATCTCTACTAGCATTAAAAGGCCCAGGCATATTTCCGAATAATGATCTATTAGAAGGCGAATACGGACTTCCGAATAATCTACTAGTATTTCTCGCGCCTTTATTTGGCAAACCCCCTTTAACAATATCCTCAATAGTTGCATCTGGATCATCAGGTAATAACATAGTAAGTCCTAATGCAGCTAATGCCCCCGCAAGCCCTCTTCCTGCACCACCTGGAGAAAATCTACTAGGTCTTCCTGTTCTAACATTCTCGGCATCTACAACTCGAGGACCATACTTTCCTTCATTCCAGGGGAAACGCGATTTGTAATTTGGGTCGAAGGGTGCGCCTCTGCCCGGACCTTCCAATAGAAGGCGGTTACCTCCTGGTCTTGTTGTGGGGCGGGTGCCTCCTCCGCTCGGGTTCTTTCCATCAGGAGGTAGGACAACAGGAGGCTGGCCCCCAGGTTTCTGTCCACCAGGGAAATTGGCCCCAGGCATTCCAGGAATCGTAGGAAATAATCTAGATAATTTAGTAATTCCGTCTACTAATTTATCGAACCCATTAAGTAAACCTTTAAAACCGGACATTAAAGTACTTGATAATAAAGAGATCGCACCAACTATTCCTGCAAGAAGAATTTTACCTAAGCCAGATAACATTCCTCCAGATGCGCCGCCGCCCATATCTAAACCCGACATTCTTCTAGCAATAGCTTCGGCAAGCTTTTCTCTCTCAATTGCACGTTTAGAATCTGTACTTTGCCTAGCTATAAAATCTATATTTCTAGCTTGTCTTTCGGTTATATCCCTAAGTGCGCTCATTTCCTCCATCATTTTTTGTTGATATTTAGATGGGCCGAATACCTTACTAAATAAATTTGTAAAGAACCCTTTATCGGGTTGCGCTTTACCTCCAAAGGATGAGCCGAAAGATCCCTTGCCCTTTCCTGCTAGATAACTTTTTATTTCTGAAATACCGCTACCAAGTTTAAAAACTTCCCTTTGTATATCTTTATTTTCTTTATTAGATGAAGATCTCCTATTCTTAAAGATTTCATCAGATATAGTATGCAATATCTTCGATTGTTCTCGAAGACTATCATTTTGTGCCTTTAGGCTATCTATGATAACTCTATCGGTTGGGTTCAACTTATCGAAAGGTAACATGTATTATCCCTTAAATGCTTTTTGTTTCAATTTTTCGTTTTGTTCGCTAATGTGTTCTATAAGCATAGTGACGTAAATATCTCTTTCCCATGGTAACATATTTTCTATTTCAGTTAACGAATAATTATGACTATTCATTAATGAAAAATTTAACTTATAATAGTTAAGAAGACCCTCATGAGAAAGAGTTAAACGAAAAAATTTTGTAGACCTTCTAATTTAACTTCATTCTTAGTTCCACACTTACTACAATTTTGCTCAACAGTTTGAGTAATTTTTGGCATGGTAACAAAGAATTTTTCTAACTTTTCAAACTGACTTCTTGAAAAAGAATTAACAAATTCTATTAACTCTTCTTTTGTATAATCTGTGTATTGTTGCTCATCTGTAAATACCACTTTGATACAGGATGACAGCATCTCTACAATGTTTTCCGAATTAAAATTTTCATATATTGATGCGATTTCATCAAAAACAGGATATCTCATCTCCAATCCAATAGTATCAGTAATTAAAATTTTGGTAGTATGCTCAGAATTTTTTTTAACTTCTGCCCGAGTAATATCTAATTCAAATTCAATCTTATTTTCACAATTATTACAAGTTAAAGTTAAGGAAGTTTTTTCTCCTATTGATTTCGCTCTAATATTAATGAACAAATATTCAATATCAAAATTAGGAAGTTCTTTAACTTTTAGTTTATTAAATGTACAAACATCTACTAAATCTGTAACTATTTTATAAATTTCTTCAGAATCCGACTCTAATGCGGTTAAGAGAATTTTATATTCTTTAACTAAGAATGGTCTATATTTTACTTTTTCTTCGGTAGAAGGTAAAATCAATTCATAGGTTGGTGTTTCTAATTTAGGTAAAGCCATGTTATGTCCTCAATTTATGGTATCGTTTCAATGTCTGGAGATAGTATAGGCCCATCTCCTAAACCGCTTTCTACTCTGTTTGGTTGCTCTCGACGTATTCTAATACTACGGTCGTCTTCAGTTTCTCCCTCAAGATATTCTGTATCTCGTCTTACTGTGTTTGCTATAATACCTCTTTCAGTGTTTATACTTGGCAATGATCCCCTTTCATCAGTATTTTCTAAGATACTCTTTAGTAAAGGATTATTGGTATTTACAACTTGTTGCTCCCATACTTCAGGATACCTAACCGCATTAGGAATCTTATGATAAGGAAACCATCTTCTATACGAAAAG